AGGAACAGGTGCAACTAATTCTATATCTGGATTAGGTTTCAGTCCTGCGCTTGTCTGGATCAAAGATAGAACAGACGCTACAGTAAATTATTTAACTGATGTTGTTCGTGGTGCAAACAAAGAAATTTACAGTGACGGAGGAACCGATGGCAATTCCGACAACGCACTAGCAGAATATACTGATACAAACACATTAACTACTTTTGATGCTGACGGATTTACTGTTGGTACTAGCACTGGAACAAACGGTTCTGCTGACGATATGGTTGCGTGGTGTTGGGAAGCTAGCACTTCTTTTTCTAATGATACTTCTGCAACAAGTGTGGGTAATGTTGATTCTGAGGGAAAAGTAAATACAGCAAAAGGTTTCAGTATAATTAAATGGGTGTACAGCACTTCCGCAGACCAAACGATTGCACACGGATTAGATGAGGCACCAACCTTTATAATCGTAAAATCAAGAACTACAGCATATAACTTTGATGTTTATCATTCAGGACTATCTGCGGCCTCTAAACGACTTATATTAAACCACAACTCTGGTGAAGCAGCGGGTTTCTTTGACACTGCGCCAACCTCTACTGTTTTTGAGTACAACACATCTGCTGCAACTAATGGCGATAATATGATTGCATATTGTTGGCATGATGTTGATGGCTACTCAAAATTTGGTCGATTTACGGGTAATGGTGGTTCGCAAGAGATAACAGTGGGATTTGAGCCAGCATTAGTCGTTATAAAACGCAGAGATGCAACAAGTAACTGGCACGTTTTTGATAATACACGAAACGCTGCAAATCCTCGCAGTAGCGCATTGAATTGGGATAGAACTGCTGTTGAAGCTACCAATGCTGGTATGACGTTTTCTTCCACAGGCTTTAATGATAATGGTTGGATTTCTGGTTCTGGGCAAGAAATAATATATATGGCTTGGGCAGACACCCGTGAAGCTGCGTTCTTCAAAGATGTAACAAGCAACGGCAATCACTTTACACCTGTGAATTTAGACTATCGGGATAGTGTGCCTGATGTGCCAACGAATAATTTTGCTACGATGAATGCCCTAGCCAATCGTTCTGGAACATTGAGTAACGGAAATTTAAGTTTAGCAACAACAACAACACAAAATGCTACAGATGCAACTTTTCAACTTCCTTCATCTTTAAAATGGTATTTTGAATTTGCTGGTAATTCTACAAGCAGTCAGTATGGCGAAGTAGGGATAAGCACGGCTGGTACTGAACTTTGGTCTAATGGTGCTGGATTTTATGGTTCATACGCTAGGTTTAACAATGCAACGATAAAAGATGGTTTAAGTTTTGGCACTACAGATGTTTTGCAAGTAGCCTATGATGGAAGTAACAGAAAAGTCTGGTTAGGCATAAACAATACTTGGTACGCTGCTGATGGTGGGACTGATGGTAATCCATCTGCGGGAACTAATGAGTCCGGAACTTTGGCTGCAAATGATTGGTTTCCGTCAATGTGGACTGTAAGCAATAGTGGTGTTATGACCGCAAACTTTGGTCAAGACAGCAGCTTTAATGGCATAAAATCCACAGCCAATAGCAATGCTGATAGTAATGGTCACGGCAGCTTTGCCTACGCACCACCAACTGATTTCCTTGCTCTTTGTTCTCAGAACTTGCCCGATGTCGATATCATTGATGGCACTGAGCATTTTGAAACTGTTACTTATACTGGCAATAGCACCTCTGGTAGAGATTTAGAGGGGTTTGGCTTTCAACCCGGATTCGTGTGGTTTAAAGAACGTGGCGCGGCAAACAATCATGTTTTAGTCAATGGTGGTAGAGGCGCAGATAAAGGAATACACTCTGATAGCGAGTCTACATTAGAGTTTAGTGGTGTTACATCAGCTTTTACTTCTGATGGTATTACTTTAACAGATCACGGTACAGTAAATAACAATAACGATACTTATGTTGCTTGGGCGTGGAAGGCAACGGAATCATTTAGTAATGATACGAGTGCGACAGGTGTTGGTAATGTAGATAGTTCAGGTCTTGTAAATACTACAGCAGGATTTAGTTTTACCACATGGACTGCGGATGGCAGTGTTAAGAATATTGCTCATGGCATGGGTAAAGTACCAACAACCATTTGGACAAAGCCCAACGAAGATAACTGGTTTTATGTTTATCATGCTGGAACCGCGAGTGATCCCGAAACAGACTATCTTGCATTAAGCCGAACTAATGCCGTTGCTGACTATGCGGGGGCATGGAATGACACAGCTCCAACCACCGCTCTTTGGACAATGGGTGTTTGGAGTGCAAACAGTGGAAGCAATGAAGTTCACATAAGTTTTCTTTTTTCTGATGTTGAGGGATTTTCTAAACATGGTTTTTACACTGGGAACGCAAACGCAAATGGCACGTTTGTTTACACAGGGTTCAGGCCAGCTTGGATTATGATAAAAAATATAGTAGATACAGAATATTGGAGCATTTTTGACAGTACAAGAAGCTCATATAATGAAACTAATAACATTATTACCCCCCATGTTAATTCTGCCGAATATGCTGCTGGCGGCGGTGGTTTAGATATTGTTTCAAATGGATTCAAGATACGAGGCACATCAGGCAATTTTAATGGCAGTGGTGATAGACATATTTACATGGCCTTTGCTGACCAACCCTTTAAATTCAGTAATGCACGATAGGAGATAACAATGCCGTGGAAATATAGTGGCCGAATTATACGAGTAGGCAGAGCGTGGGTCGACAATGACGGTACGCAATATCCTGCTGTATGGAACAACCTTAGTGCAGATGAGAAAGCTGCTATTGGATTAAAGTGGGAAGATGAAGAAGCATCATACGACAACCGATTTTATTGGGGGCGTGATGCTGATAACGAGTTGATCCCTCGCTCACTTACTGATGTCAACGAAGTTGATAGCGATGGCAACCCTGTCAAAGATCAGGATGGCAATCAGCTTGTAACAAAAGGGCTAAAGACGGTGGCTATTGAGGATACCAAAACAAAAGCAGCTAGTCTACTCTCTTTTCATGATTGGCAAGTTATTAAAGCAACGGAGGTCGAGTCTTATTCTGTACCCTCAACTGTTACAACTTACAGAGCGGCTGTTCGTACAGCCAGCAATAACATTGAAACAGCTATAACTAATGCAAGTGATCTTGCTGCGTTTATGGCCTTATACGATGTTCCTGTAGACAGTGATGGCAAGCCAACTGGCAATGCACCGATCAATGACTGGCCTGATGCTATATAAAGGAGTTATCTGTGCCTTTAACAAAACTCCAATTTAGACCCGGAATTAACCGTGATATAACATCTTTTTCTAATGAAGGTGGTTGGGTTGATTGTGATAAAGTGCGTTTTAGACAAGGATATCCTGAAGTAATTGGGGGCTGGGAAAAGTATTCTTCAAACACTTATCTTGGAACAGCTAGGGCGTTATTTAACTGGGTTGCTCTTGATGGGTCGGATTTTTTAGGTGTAGGAACGCATTTAAAATATTATATAGAGGAAGGCCAAGCATTTTATGATATCACTCCCATAAGAGCTACAACTACTAATGGCATTACTTTTGCTGCAACAAATGGTTCTTCTACAATTACAGCTACAGACTCTACACACGGCGCGGTGCAAGGTGATTTTGTAACTATATCTGGCGCGGTCAGTTTAGGCGGTAATATTACGGCTGACGTTCTAAACCAAGAGTATCAGATAGATTCTGTCCCCAATGGAAATACCTATACTTTTACAGCTAAAGATACAACAGGAGCTACTGTAACAGCGAATGCTAGTGATAGTGGTAATGGTGGCTCTGGCGTTGATGGTGCATATCAAATCAATGCTGGTCTGAATACAGGTGTTGGCGGCACTGGTTGGGGTGCTGGAACTTGGGGTAGAGGCACTTGGGGTTCCGGAGCTACCATAGGTGTTACCACCTCTCTACGAATGTGGAGCCATGATAACTTTGGGGAAGATTTGTTGATAAACCCTAGAGATGGTTCAATCTTTTATTGGGATAAAAGTAGTGGGGTTACTACAAGAGCGGTAGAAATAGGTACAGTATCTGGTGCTGATGAAACGCCTCTAACAGCAAAACAAATAATGGTTTCAGATGTTGATCGCCATGTGATTGCTTTTGGAACTAACCCTGTTGGTAGTTCAACACAAGACCCTTTGCTCATACGTTTTTCAGATCAAGAATCTTTAACTGATTGGAATCCTAAAGCTACTAATACGGCTGGTGATTTAAGGATTGGTTCTGGTTCCGAGTTTGTAAGAGCCATAGAAACTAAACGTGAAATCATAATATTTACGGATAGCTCAGTGCATTCTATGCAGTTTATTGGTGCTCCTTTTACTTTTGGTATTCAGCCTCTTGCATCAAACACAACTATTATGGGTCCGAATGCAGCCATAGCAGTAGAAGATGCTGTGTTTTGGATGGGTAGACAAAATTTCTATCTATACGACGGTAAAACACAACAACTACCTTGTTCTGTAAAAGAGCGTGTGTTTTTTGATTTTGATTATGATCAAGCACATAAAGTATTTGCTGGAGTAATTTCAGAGTTTAGTGAGGTAATTTGGTATTATTGTTCAAATACAAACTCTTTTGCAAATGGGGGAACAGGTGAGAATGACCGTTATGTAATTTATAATTATGCAGAGCAAACTTGGTATTATGGAACTTTGAGCAGGACTGCTTTTTTAGACAGAGGTATAAGGACTTTTCCAATAGCGGCAGTGGGTGGTTACTTATATAACCATGAAACAGGTTATAATGATGACGGTTCTGCTATGGTATCTTCAATAGAATCTAGCCCTATTGATATAGGTGAAGGTGACCAATTTTCTTTTATTCGTAGGGTAATACCTGATTTTACATTTAATGGTTCTACCA